CGGGACCTGGCGACACAGCGGTAACACCACCGCGCTAGCCCGCAAGAGCTCGATGATCTGGTTAGATTGCTCGACGGGAACCAAGTAGCCGCCCGCCGTGTCCGGGCTGATGCCCAACGCTCGATAACCGCGCAGCACAGCCGGTCGTTGTTGCGCCATAAACGCGTGGTCTTTATCCCGCACCGCGCGAATGTGCCGCGCGAGGGTCATCGGAGGCTGCGCCCGTCCCAGCACGTTGATGCTACGCGCCCGCTCGGTCAAAGCGTCCCCGGTCGGGGCCTCGGGCAAACGGGCATCTACCGCCGTTTGGATCAGGGTCTGCAGCTGTTCTTCGCTCACCGTATACACCGCGTCGTCGGTCATGACGGGCTCCTCGGTGATCTCTTCCTCAGTCGGCCCGCCCTGCGCCATCTCGACTACGTACATGGTCAAGAGAGCCAGCGCCTCTTCGGCTGTGCCACCGGCAATACCGGCCAGCTCGTCCGCTAAAGGCTGCAAGGCCTCGGCTACCAGGTTAGCGCCGCCCTCTTGCCGTACGACGTCCCCGATTGCCTCTTCGATCTGTTCCCAGTTAGTCGCCACGTAAGCGCGGTACCATTCCGCACGCGTGGCCTCGTTAATCTCGGGCATGATGCGCCCTCCTTGCTCGATTGTCGTTCCGTTCGATACCGTGCCATCACCGGTTCCCCCTGGCCCATCGCTTCGCTCTAGCGCTGTCTGGCCGCGGTCCACCAAGTGTCGCAGTGTTTTAATAGCTGTGTTGTTGACGGCTGGCGATGGGGTGCTGCTCCACTCCACCACCGGCCAAGCCTTAACCCAACCGTCCTCTTCGATAAAGGCCAGATGCGGGGCTGTCCCCAAAGACCAGCCTAGCTCTCCGTCCTCAATAAGCTGCATTACGGCTTCCGACCATTCATCGTGCCGCTGCCGTTGCGCCTCAATCCACACGCCTACGTCGTCCACCCGGGCCAGCACCACCTCACCCATCACGTAGTCGCGGATGTCCTCATGCTCTACGATCGAGGGCGGCAGTTCGCTTAGCCCATGGTCATAATACCACGTGATGCGTATCTCGGTTGGTTCCCCGGATAGGTCGATCGCCTCGCCCAGGTATGTTTGACGGGTCCAATACGTACCGTACATGTCCCGTTCATCTGGGCTGCCCCACGTCACGCCATAACCACCAACCCGGTCCTCGCCTATCCTCCGGATAGTGTTGTCCGGTTGAGGACTACCCCCTGTCGGCTTAACTACCAGGCCATCGTCGGTTAGCGCAACAGTCACGGTAGTGGCACCAGCCGATGGGCTAAGAGTGAAGCCGCTCCCATCGGGCATCGCGCTGCGTTCGCTAGCGCGCAGTGCCGTGATCTGTTCCTGGGCCTCTTCTAGGGTGGAGTGATTGCCCAGAGCCTCGCCCGCCAGCTGGCCGCCCTCTTCTGCAAAGACACACCACTCGGTCCCCTGTGGAACGATAGCGTACGGCATAGTGCCCTCCTACGATTTAAGGAGCAGGGTAATCGACCGGTCCCCGCCTTGGTTGGTGTTGCTGCCGGTCCCGTCGTGCGACCATAACTTTAGCCACTGCGCGCTGAACCAGTCCTGTGGGATGATATAGTTGCGCGCGGCTGCTGGTCCGTCGATGCTAACATCAGCAGACAGCTCGTTATACCGGTCGTACTTCGGCTGGTATGTCCCCGCTTGGGCGTCGCTGGTGTGCGCCCCAATGTCCGCTGCCGTCCAGGCAGCAGGCATGATGATTTCCCCGCTGGCGTACGCGCTCATATCGATGGCGTCGCTAAGCGACGCCCCGCTGGCGATCGTCATTGTAACCGAGGTGGTCTTACGCTCAACGCTAACCGCGCCGTCCGCACCACCACTACCCCCGCCGCTCCACGGCATAGTTGCGCTCCTTTACGTTCTGGGGTGAGCGATGACCTCGACCACCGCGCCCGCTGTCGATGAGGCGAAATACAAAACAATACCCGCATCCACCACCGCGATACGCTGCGGCAGATGGTCCGAAGCGAAACTGCTCCCCGCCTTTAGTGTGGCGTAGGGCTCCGTTGGGGTGGCTACTTTGCCAGTCTCAAAAGCAAACCGCACCACCTGCGCGTCCCGGCACTGGATGTCATACCGCAGCGTGTTGGCAGGCAGCGTGACGTCGTACTCCTGGTCTGCCACCGCCAGCGTCTCGTTATAGATCGTCGGTACCGTCATACTGTCCCTCGCATAGAACGCTAGTTCTGCACTTTGTTGTAGAACAGGCGTTCTTTAAGAATAACGCCCGGCCTCGCTTAAAACCAAACACAGCCAAGGCCAAAATCAAGCCCGGCCCAACCACCAAGAACAGGTGTTCTGCGATTTGTCGAGCATAGAACAGATGTTCTATGGTTCAGAACCCCTCGGTTTTTCGTAGAACGAGCGTTCTTGGTCAAAGCCGCCCTCTCCATTTTCCGTTAGAACAGCCGTTCTTCTAAATGTCGCCCTGGCCTATTTTGAACCAAGCCCAGAATGTCGTCCTAGTCCATTCGTTAGAACAACCGTTCTACATTCTGTGATAGAACAACCGTTCGTCCAAATGTCGTCCTGGCCCATTCTGGGGCCAGCCGAGCCAGCGCCCAGAATAGGCTAGTTTAGCCGCCGCTGTATCTCGGCAGTTAACGTGTTCTCGAAGACACGGCGGGCCTCGGGCGCGTACTGGAACAGCAGGTCCTCTAACACGGGCCAGTTGCCCCGGTGGTACTCAGCCTGGTGCTCCTTGCTTATCACCCGGCGCGCGTACTTAACCGCCGTCCCATACTGTACATCTACGCCCCGGGGCCCAGCTGTTACCGCGTGGTGTAACGATCGCACCATTAAGCCCGTGCGCTTATACGACCCGCTAATAACCAGCGTCTTGACCCCGTCGATCCGCCTGTACTCAGCCGTCCAACCTGGTAATGCGTCCGACAGCCCCTGGGCCTTAGCGTGCATCGTAGCCCACCACCAAGCCATTTGCTTCTTAGTCCATAGGTGCGCCTGCCGTCCGGGCACCACATTAGGCGGTAGCTGCTTTCGCACGAACTCGTCGAAAGCCACCCCGACGTCGTTACCCGCGTACCGCAGCACCTCGGTAGCCGCCTGGCCAATGGTCAGCTGCTTGATAGCCTGCTGTACCCGGCGATGGGGCCGCAGGTCGAGCGACGCTTTAGCCATCACGCTTAGGGGCCGCGAAACAGCGGCACCCCGGGTGGGCTGGAGGCCGGTACAGCTTACCGTTATCTGGGTGAGTCCAGCCCGTCACTAACTCGCCGACCTGGTTGTGCAGCGGACGGCAGATGTCCTTGCAGACCCGCTTCTCGCGCTGTGTGCGCCACGTCCCCCGCGTGACCCCTACCTGCTGCCACCGGGCTACGTTGCCCTCAAAAAATGCCGCCGTCGTCTCGGTCTGAGCAATCAGGCGGGCACGGGCTCGGCTTAGCGCCCACTCAGCCTTGCCCGCGCTCCAACCCTCGGGGATGTCTAATAACGGTAGCTTGCCCAGTATCCAGTCGGCAAACTGCTCTAGTGTCCCGCCACGCTCAACCCAGTCGACGATCTTTTCCTCTAACAGCCGGATAGTGGTCTTGTTGATCCCACGTATCTGGCTGCCCACCCGCCTCCGGCCCCACTGCGTGCTAAGCTGCGCGACGAGGTCCCAATCGATGCCCAGGCTGCTACGCAGCACCTCGGCGCTGGCCTCTTCGCCGTCTAGCAGCTCTTGCCCGCGGATGGTGCCCGCGATAAAGATTTTGGCTATCGGCCCGGGTTGCTCTTCGGTGCCAACCAGCAGATCGACCATGGGCTCTTCGGACCGGTCCAGCGCTGCGCTAATGGTCGTCATGTCCGCGCCTTGCTGCAGCAGCCCGGCGATCATCTGCGTGTTGACGTCCCACAGATCGTCCCACTCGGCAATCAGCTGCTCATAGTGGGCTTCGATGTCGCGCCAGAAGCGTTCGAACTCCTCCGGCGTGGTGTCTGGCTCTTCAGCCCGTACCAGCGCCCCGGCCCACTGAAACGCCGCCCGCACCCACTCGTCCCGGTCGGTTTCACCATCCCACGCGGCCAGGTCCATGCGCAGCCAGCCGGTAATGGTAGACGGCAGATAGTCCGGATAGAACGGTGTGTCGGCCCCCAAGCGTTCGATCTTGCGTTGCCAGCGCCGCAGGTCGAGCGCCAACGTGTCGCTTACTATCACGCGCTGGCGGTCTGCTGGTGCTGCCGGGGCAGGTAGCTCCAAAACGCGCGGGGGATCGCTCCCAGTTAACCCCGTCAAGGAGAAAGGAAAGCCGCTCGGGGCCAACTGCTCCAGAGAGGAGAAATCCCCCGCCTCTACCGAAACCCGGTCTATCGGTTGGCCGCCGATCAAGAAGAAATCACTCTGCAGCGGATCGAGCCCCTCGCGCTGCCGGGCCTCATTGACGCTCATGTAGCCCGCCCCCACCGCGGCCTGGTTGCGCGTGGTAAGCTCGGTCTTGTCTTCTTGCATTACGTCCAGCATACTGACATCGTACATCAACCGGCCCACCCCGTGCAACGGCATAACCTGGGTGTTTAGCGTGTCGAGTATGAAGTCCAGCTCGGGCAGCAGTGTTTCGGTGTAGAAGCTTAGCCGCTGCTCTTGTGCCGTCGCAAAGTTAGCCGCGTCCGTAATACCGGCTATCACCGGTGGCACGCCCAGCGGCCCGGCGATGTCGCGCCGCTTTTCCTCTGAGAGCTCCACCATGGCCAGCTCGTTCAACGGTGGCGTCAACGGTTGATAGGTGATCCGGCCCTTTTCCAACAGGGCGGTGCCGTGTGAGTTGTCCAACCCCTGGAACTTAGCCCGCCACTCGGCCAGCACCCGTTCGCGGTCGGGGTCGCTCAGCCTGGTCTCCGAAACCAAGATACCGGAGGGGAACGCCCCGTTCTTAAAATAGTACTCGGCAAAGGCCGAGACGTTGAGCGTCACGCCTACCGCCGACAGCGTGTACGACAGCGGGGCTACGCCGTTAAAATCGTCGTCCGGGTCGTAATCCCAGAAATAGCTCATCTCATGCGGGGCCCAGTTACCCGTACACACGCCGTCGATCTCCTGGTAGAAACCCTCCAGCCCCTTAACCCCCGCCCGGTTGTACATCGTTTGCGGGTTAAGACGACGGGCCGAGCTAACCCCGTTCCGTAGGCCCATCGACCAGTACGCCCGGCCAAACACCAGCAGGTCGCGCTCGGTCGTGTCCATCAGTCGCCTGCTGTACTTTAACAGGCGGTGCATGGGGTGGGTGGGCAGCTCGTTACCGTTCTCGTCCTGCACTATGATCGGTATCGAGGCCAGCGTCCGGGCCCGCGTCATCACACACCGGAAGGCCCAGCCCGAAGCTTTATACGCCCGGGCATATCCTCGGTCGTTGCGAGTGAACTCGTTGTCGCCGTTCTCGCTAAGGATACCATGAAACGCGTCGGTTAACGGGTTGCCTCGGTCGTTGCGAAAAGGCTGTATGCCGCTGGGGCCCACCGCGTACAGGTGCGCCTGAGAAGGAAGAGTCTGCCGTCTAAACCGCCGTAAGAGCTGCATAGTCACCTAGCTAAAGCTAATCCCGGGTGCGCTGTGGTGGGCGATGTACCACGCTAGCATGATCGCGTCGCCCCAGTCAGGCGAGTATTTCAGCCGGTCCACGATCGCCTCTTTACTCTCGATCTTAATGCCCGACTTGATCACGGTGTACCGGGCCGCGCATAGGTCGGTGCGTATCCGCCGACCTGGAGGCAGGGCGATGGCGTGTGGCCCGTTGGGGTCCAGCGCCTCTCTCATCCGCCAATGCATCAACGCCCGTATGTTGGCAAACCGAAACTTCCCAGTCGAGTCCGTCTCGGTGGTGCCGTCGCTGACGTTGACCGGGTAGGCATCCATGCCGTGAAACACCAGGAAGTCGAACGCGCTTGATCCCCACCCAATCACATCCACCCCGATTGGTGCGGGCCCGTCGTTCATCAGTAGCGCGATCGTCCGGTCAGCTGCCGCGGGCCCGTCCTTGATCTCGACCCCCGGCCAAGCGTCGGTCTCGAACCACTCATGGTATAGCCGCGCTGCTACGGTGTGATCCTTGCCCCCGCGCGACACGTCCAGCCCGACCGCCCGCAGCGCTAAATCCGGTCGTTTGCCCCGCTTATACCGGGCCTGGGCCAGCTTGACCCACTCGGTGGGGATGACCTGCCACGGGTTCGGTATGGCCGCCGCGCCGAAATCACCGAACAGTAGCTTGCTGCGCAACGGTTCGGGCAAAGCCTGTAGCACGCCCTCGTAGCCGGTGTTGCGTAAGAACGGGTTATCCTTCAACAGGGCCGGTATAAAGGAACGAGAGATCGGCTGCAGGCTCTCGCCCTTGTGCGCCACGGGTTCTGGTCCCTCGACCTCGTGGTCTTTGCCATCCATCGCCACGAACCAGCGTAGTTCACCTGGCTTGGCTGGGTTGGGGTGGTCCTCGTCCAACCACGGAGCAAAATACTGGATGATCCACTCGCCCTGGCTGTCTGTGGGTGGGTTGCCGCATAGTAGAGTACGGGTGCGCTGGTTGGGGTCCGTGGTGCGCTTCCACGCGCTCAGAAACCGGACCCACCACTCGGGCATATCCGCCGCCTCATCTATCGCGATCAGATCGTGGGGCCGCCCTTTATACTTGTTAAGGTCCTTGGGATGGTCCACCGCCCCGAGTTCTAACCACGCCCCGTTGGGTAGCTCCCATCGCGCCCGCAGCGCGTTAAAGCTAATGCCGAGATGTGAGAGGAGCTCGTTGCCCCGGTCGATCACATCTCGAAACTGGGTGTACTCACGTCGAAAGATGATGGCCCGGCGATGGGCGAACAGCCCGAGCGCCAACGATAGATCGGTTTTGCCACCACCAGCCGCCCCACCATAAAACAACTCATCAGCAGGCGACAGTACCGCCGCCCACTGGGGGACGCTACGAGGCACCCATAGCGCCGTCCCGTCCATTACCGCCTGAAGGTAGCACAGCTCCGAGGGTTTCAACGAGCTTAGCCAGGCTGTCAGTGTATCCCTCGGGAGTGACGAGAGGAGCGCTGTCGAGTCGGCCTGAGATGCTATGGTCATGCGTTGTCGTCCTGCCCCCGGTCTCGCGCGCCAAATCGTTGAGGGTGGCCAGATATTGCGCCACCAGGGCGGCGTTAAACCGCCGTTTAGACACCACCAGCTGGGCGTCGCGGCCCGGTCCTGTCATCTTGTGCTCGGTCAGCCACAGGTTAACGAACGGTCGCTCTCCGGTCTCGTCGACCGGCCCGCGCTCGTACATCTGCCCTTCTAGGACGTGTGCCAGCCGTTTTAGCTTTCGCACGCGCTCGTTGGCCAGCGCCAGCCCGGTCTCCATCTCTTGTTGGTACGCTTCGGTCTTAATGTCGTCCCACCGCTGGTCAAACAGCTGGGCCCGCCGCGCCCAGTCGTTATTGGACGACCAACGATGTAGAGTATCTAGCGATTGGGTGGGGGATTGTGACCGAGGCATGTCGTTGTAGCGCTGGTTTAACACAGCAAAAGACCGGCCCGGTCCCATGCGTAGCCAGTCGTTACATGCTAGTACTGCGTTACTCGTCTCGCCCTCTTGTTGTACGCCCGCCAGAAGTCCTGGCATCCCCTACTCCCCGTCTAGTGTAGTGGGCGGCTGGAAATAACCAAAGCCGCCCACCATCCAGGAGGTCTTGCGCACAGGCCGCCGCTGATCAGTCACCCATGCCACCTCCATTAAATCACGGCTTAGCTAATCTGTCAAGATAACGCCTTCGTTAATATCGCCTAGTCGAGAGTGAGCCACGAGCCCCGGACCCCTAAAGGGTCCGCGGGGCCCGTGCTCACCCCTCGCTTGTAGGTCCCTCGGGTTGGGTATGAGCTCAATCTGACCCCCTTGAGCTCATACCCAACCCCGCTCTCTGAGGGGAACGAGCGTTGGGTATGAGCTCAACCCCGTTGGGTATGAGCTCAATCTGAGCATAGTTGAGCTCATACCCAACCGCCCTCTCCGACGCTGTTGGGTATGAGCTCAATCCGAGACAGTTGAGCTCATACCCAACCGCCCTCGTTCCCCTCGTCTTTGTTGAGTATGAGCTCAACCCCGTTGAGCATGAGCACCAAAAGTGATCATCTTACCTCACCTTTAGCTCGTTTGAAACCGGTTTGCTTCGGTTAGAGGATTCTAACCAAAACGGCGGGTGACGAGCGCCTGACGTCAACAGTACTAAGGTACCATGGACAGGCGGCCCGGCCTGTGATTTAATGGGACCAGGAGGTGAGACCATGCCCGTTTGGCGACCGATCCGCGGTTTCCCGCGGCACGAAGTAAGCGACACCGGCGAGATCCGGCGTTTAGTCCCGGGCCGCCCGCCCCTGGCCATCATCCCGTGCATCACGCGCGACGAAGTGGCGGTACAGCTGCCCGACGAGACCGGCCAGCCGGTGCTGCTGCGGGCCCGCTGGCTAGTGGCGCAAGCCTTTCTACCGCCGCCGCCGCTGGGCGAGATGGTGGTGGTCCGACATCGAGACGGCGATCGCTTCAACCTGGCCGCCTATAACCTGCGGTACGTCCCCTGGAGGCACGGCATTGATACAGAATGAGCACGACCTGGCGTATTGGCGCGCGTTCTTGGAAGCAGGCGGTACGATGCCGCCTGAGACCACGCTCGTATTGGTAGCTGCCCTGCAAGACGCCCGCTACCAGGCCAGCGCCCTAGAGAAACAAGTCCGCGACTTGAAACAGCAGGTCGACCGCCTGCAAAACAAAGCCGACAGCCTGCGACGGTATAACCGCCGCCTGCACGCCGAGGCCGAGCTTAACGCCCACCGCCCGCCCCTATGGAACAGCCTAGACCCGGAGAGTGACGCATGACCTATTACCGTTTGAGTGTGGCCCTGGCCGAAATGGCCGAGAGCCTTGGCCTGCCGCGCCCCGCGGTGCCCGCCGAAACCGAAGAGGAGGTGCTCGACCAGGTAGCCAACCTGTCCGCTGACACCGAGCGCAGGCTGCCGCCCCTTAAATCGTGGGACGACCGCTTGCCTGAGTGGCCCGATGGGCTACGGCGTGGATGGCACCAACGCCAGCGTGAAGCGGATCAGCTGCCCTACGATAGCGCCTGGGACGAGGCCCACCTGGAACAGCGGGCCCGGCAGCTAGGTGCGTACACCACCCTGTCGGACGACCCACAGCCTGGCACCGAACACCTGCCCCCGCCCGAGCGCCGCGTGCCGTGGGACGTACCGCCGCCCGGCGAGTACCTGCGCGTGGGCGAAAACGAGATCGACCAGGTGTTGTGGTGGTGCATCGAGCGCCCCGATCGCCGGTCCATCGTGCAGCGTGCGCTGTGGGAGCTGCAAGCGCTGCGTATCGCCCAGCAGGAGACTGCCGACTCGCAGCCGGTCAGAGAGAGGCTACTTATCACGATCGCCGATCTGCAGAGTAGCTTGACCAAGTACCAGGTAGCGGAGGAAACACACCGCTCCACCATCACCGGGATGGAAAACCGGATCTACGACCTGCACCGGCAGCATGACGAGCTGCTGGCCACGTTAGAAGCGTTAGAGGCCGAGCGCGACGACCTGCTGGCTGACAACGAGCGCCTGGAAGAAAAAGCCGCGCACCAGTCGGCCTTGCTACAGGGCTTCGACCCCCCGCCACTGATTGCACCCCGCTACCTACGGCCTGACGCTGGCCTGGACGAGACCTACTTACCCCTCTACCCGACCTCTGTCGACATGCTGCTAAAAACCCTCGACGACTATTTTCCTGAACCCCAACGCCCCCTTGTACAGCGGGCTCTGTGGGAGCTGCAGGAGTGGCGGGCCATCGGGGCCAGCCTGGTCGAGGAGCGCCAGACCCTGTGGGCCCAGGTCAAGGCACTAACCTTTATGCAGCGTCGTCGTGAACTACGGTATAACCACCCAGACCCGCACGTGGGCGGTGAGTATAGCCCAGTTACTGCGGACGAGATAGAGCACGCGTTAAGGCAAGCCAGCACATTGTATATCGACGGCTTTTGTGTTCGCGATCAGCTAGTACTGCGCCGCGCCCTGTGGGAGTTAGCCGAACGGCGCGCGATTGAGCAGGAGGAGTAACATGTCACCCCGTCGCATTCGACCTTGGGAGCTACCCGGCGCCACTAACCGCTACGACCCCATCAGCCGGGACAATCTCGACCTCTTGCTGCGCGTGGCCAGCACCCAGCCCGCGCCTGTCCTTAGTCCCGACTTGGTACGCAGCGCCCTGCTGGAGCTTCGCGACTGGCGAGATGTCGGCCCGCGCTGGCACCAGGAGCTGCGCCAGCTGCGCGAGGAGATCGGGCCCCTACGGACTCTAGCCGCCCGTCACCCCAACCGCTGCGGGCCTATGCCGCCCGATCATACACCCCAGGAGGAATAGCATGACCATGTCCTTTATACCCGGCCAGCCGGTCCCGTACCCGCCGCTAGAGCCCGGCCAGTATTCTTTCATCGAGACCTACGCTTGGGGCATGATCCCGGTGCGGGTCGTGGTCTCCAAACGGGTCGATGGTTGGTGTGCCTACCTGTTGTTAAAGCGTATGCCTGCCGAGTATGCCGAGCTGTACGGCGACCCTGTCCCGTTCGAGGCGGTGCGCGACTACGGCGACAAAGTGCCGGGTGCCGTCGCTTGCGAACAGTTCCCCGAGATGGGAGACGACTATGCCTACTAGGAACCGCAACTCGATCGTGAAGCGCTTGTCTCGGCTGCGCCGCTGGCAGGACAAGGTGACCGCCGTACGCTACGCCGCGCTGCGGAAAGACCCGCCTGGCAAGCCTACCGCGTCTATGCGCCGCATCGTGGCCCAGATCAACGCCCTGCGCCCTACCTGTCTACCGTTGGGGCACATGCTGTTTTGTGCTTCGGAATGGGAAAGCACCCCGTGCACCCTCCAGCAGGCGGTGCAGATGGAGCAGCTGGGTCTGGCTGATTTTGTCGTTCACGCCCCGCCCGTAAGCATCTTTAGACTAACCGATCTCGGGGCCCGCTGGTTCCGGTATGAAGCCATCACCAAGGCCAAGCAGATCGTGCTCGACTCGCCCAATAACCGACAGGAGCCCCCTACCGATGACTGATCGACACCCAATCTTGCGTTTTATTCGCGCCGCCTTTAGCCGTCCCCGAAGCTGGATCGGGCGAGGCTGTACCGCTGTGGTGGTATACCTGGTCTGCACCCAGCTGCTGGACATCACCCTGCGCCCCTGGCTGTTTGCGTTCTGGGTCGTCTTTTTTGGCGTCCTAGTCGAGATAGCCGCCTACACGCGCCGCCCCAAGCCTTGGGAGGACTGGCAGCTGGACATCCGGATCGAGGATCTCTTCCGGGAGGAACACCATGACCGATGGTGATCTGCTATTCGTTCTGCTCCTTTTCTGGCCCTTCTGGCTGTTGGCCGAGGTGACCATCCTCATGCTGGACGATGCGCTACACGTGCTGATCCCTACCCCCGGCAAGCTGCTTAGCCGCTGGCTCGTTACCCATCGTCGCGTGGGTAAATACACCCGGCGCGTAAAACCGGGCGAGTTTGAGCATAGCCACTGCCCGGCCTGTGGGCGACGTTTGCTGTTGGACGTATCGTACAACGCCACCAGGTACGACTCCCGCACCGGGCAGCCTCTGAGCACACACGCCACCGGCAAGCTGCGCTGCCCGGTGTACTATCACTCCAGCGCTAAAGCCGAGGTTGACCTGCCCGACATGCCCCTGTACCGCCGCAAGCGCAAACGCCGCCCCCGGTCGATGCCCGCCTGGCTGCGCCGTAACCCATGGGGCTGGTTAACCCGGTTGGTGGCCATTGCCCTGTGGGGGATCTTCGCAGGTTGGGCGTCCCGTGGCTTCTTGCTTTTTACCGGCATAGTGGTACCAGGCGGCTTGCTTCTTGACTTTTTGTTTTTACGCAAAAAGCCGCCGCCTATCCCCGTACCGGACGAGCCCAGCCTTGGCTGGCCCAAACCCGAGGACGTCCTGCTAGGGTACACCGCCACACACGCCGAAAAACGCGACTGGTGGGAGGATAACCCCCCAGCCTACAGTGGGTACATGCAGGGCATGCCTTACAGCTACGGCACGTCCGGCCCTTACAGTCACGGCACCGGCCCCTGGCCAACACGACCTAAGCCTTTTGTGTCAGAGCTCACCGGTGAAGCGTACGCTACCTATGCCGAGTATCTGGCCGGAGTGGACGCCCATGTCGAAGAGGAAGACGATGCATCGACGTAACGAGGAACTCGCCGCACTGTTGGGCGACTGGCACGAACGCGTGGTCCAGATCGCCTATGGGGCCCTGCTGGATAAATGGCCGCAGATCAACCATACTACTACCATCCGTTGCGTATACCGGCCAACCGAGGTCATCTTCCGTCCTGCTAGCTGTCGGGCCGGGTACGTGCCGCCGTATTCGTTCAAGCCTGGCCGCAAGACCCGCTGGTTACGCCGCTTGCGCTTACTGCCCGAGCTGGTCTTTTACCCCGAGCTGTCTCCATCCATCGTTGAGGACGTCGTAAAGCTGGAGCAGCTAATTGCCCAGGACCCCGCCCAGGGCGTGTATCTGCTGCTGCGAGTGGGTTATTGCCCCGCGCGGGACACCCTATTGCTGCGAACCGCCGAGCGTCGCCCCATACCGCCCATTTACCGTAGTCTTGACCTGTATTCTGGTCCGCAAGAGCCGACCGAGGAGCAAACAACCGATGAAAAGTAACATCATATACGGGCACCGCCCCGGCCTGATCCCCCGCCTGTTGCGCTGGCTAGGTCACAAGACCTGGTTCCGGCTGTACTGGCTGGGCTGCAAGGTCATCGAGCTTAACGTCGACATCGACGACTTTGATCTAGTTGGCTGGTACCCGGCTGTGCGTATCTATACGGTGCGCCCGGTGGCCGCCGATGCCGAGTACATCGACGCTATACTGCAGATCGCTAAAGAAGGGTTTGACGGCATCGAGCGCATCACCCGCACCGCGCCCAACGGGGCCCTGATTGCGTACACCAACATGCGCCCTTGGATCGAAACCGAAGCCGCGTTGGCTGGTGCCGTGCTGGATAGGTTGAGTCATGCTAAGCCGACTACTTGACCTGCTGCTGGGCCCGATCGAGGCCCACCGCCGCCCATACGCCCGCGTGCGTATCCTAGTGGATGGCGAAATCGCGCGGGCTACCATCTACCAGTACCGCTGGCGTCGCCCGCGCGCCTGGTGGCACCGGCCCGGTCGGCCTGTGTTAGCCTGGGACCGGGTCACGACGGGCATAACCTGGCAGGTGGAGTACCTGGGCCTCGAGCCTTGGCAGCCTAGCGATGGCCTAGTACCAGGGTACTATTGCACCGAGCGCTAAGCCGTGGTTTAATGAAAACACCGACCACCACCAAGGAGAGCAAGATCATGACCCCTGCTAATCGTTTTGTCTGCCGTCACGCCCGCTCGATAGCGTTATGGCGCATCTTCTCTTGGCGTAACCACCCGGACAGTACCGGGCCGCGTTACTTTCCGATCGCCGCCATGCGCAAGGAGCTGCACGACACCGTCCTGTCCCCCGAGTACCGGCGTGAGCTACAGCGCCGCGTGATGGCCCGGGTGGATGTCTTAGAGCGTCGCCTGGACCCCGAGTTCGCTAGCCGCAACGACCCGCCCGCGGGTGAGTTGGGCCCGGTGGCTGCCTACGAGGCCTTGCCGCCGCTGGCCCACAACCTGCTGTTGCAAGGTTTCTACCTCAACCAGACCAGCCTAAGCGGTATCGACGTCAACAGCCCGACCCACACCCCCCAGCCCACCCGACCCGCGCTGGAAGCCATGCTGCGGGCTGGCGTCATCACCAAGGCCTGGAACGAAGACTGGCTGACCGCCCGGTACCGCATTACCCCGTTGGGCCGCGAGGTGCTGACCGTGGTGATGCAGGAGGTCATGGCGCATGACTAAGCTACCGCGCAAGATGAACAAGGACGAGCTAGTCGCGTTCTGGGCGCTGCGTGATATGTCCCCCGACGAGCGGCACATTGTGCGCTCGTTCCAGGGCGAAGAGTCGGTGCCCGGTCCGTATTTGCCACCCCCGCCCAGCGCCATTACCCAGTTGTGGTCGACACTGCTGCGGCGTAGGCTGGTTGAGCGTTTGCCGGGCAACCGCTACCAGCTGACCGAGGCGGGGCACATGGTGTTGGCTGCGCTCTTGGAGGTCTCCGATGCTGCACCCCCAGACTAGCGTGATCTGCCCGACCATCGAGCAGCGTTTACGTCAACGAGACCCCGAGGTCATGCAACGGCTGGACACCCTGCTGCCCGCGGTATCCTGGCGCACGGGTCGCATCTTGCGCTACCTGTGGGACCAGCACGAATGGGAGCTGGCCCAGGCCTTTGTTGATCTGCTGCGCGGCTACAACGAGGACTTTCTAGCTCGGGGCGGCTTCACGCGCTCCGAGCGCCAGCGCCTCTACGAGCGGTTAGCATACTACCAGAGCCCGCGCCATGGATGACTACCCGGTTCGCTTTCGCACCTGGCTAGACAACCCCTCCAGCCGGTACGGCCTACAGTACAAGGACCCGGACCTGTGGGCCTACGCGCACCCCGTCCTGCCGCACTCGGGAGAACGGTTGTACCGCTTAGTGCACAACCGTCGCGTGCCTGGCACCAACATCTGGGACCCAGTGCAAGACACCCGGCACCGCACGCTGCAGGAGGTCACGCGTGCGATGCGCGACCTGGTCCCAGACCTGGACCTCTGGAAGCCGGTGCTGCGCCCCTCGTCCTGCATCCTACACTATGGCCCCTGGCCGGAAGGGTGACGGCATGCGGTACTCCACCATCCGGGTGACCTACTATCCCGACCTTGACCAGTACGAGTACCATTGGATAGGCGTGTCGCCGTACACCCTGGCGTCGTTTGACGTCGTACACTACCTGCGCGGCAGCAGTGACCTGCTGTGCACGAGTGAGAGGCTAACCATCGGCCAGTTTACGTTAACTACGATTGCCATCGACCGAGTCCAAGAGCTATACGTGCTGCGGCTAATCGCCGTCACCAAGGAGTAACAGCATGCCGCCCACCACTCGCATCGGCAAGTATCTAGACCACCCCCAGGGCGCGTATGCCCTGGAGTACGAAGACACCAACACCTGGGCCTATGTGCACCCGGTCTGGTTAGGGCCAGAGGACCGGGCCTATCGTCTGGTGCTACACCAACGCGCGCCCGACAGTGCCCTGTGGCACCCCTCCGCCAGCCGCTACTACGACCTGGTAGAACTCGCGCGGGAGATGCGCCGCATCACCGGCGACCTGCGTCGGTGGCGTGTTGCCGCGCGCAGCCCCTGGTCGCGCAAGTATGCCAACTCGATATAGTACCAGAGTACTATTGACACGAGACGCAAGGCGTGGTATAATGGAAGTACGATTAAACACTAGCCCAGGAGGCATCGCATGACCATCGACATCGACACTCACGCGCAAGACATTGTTGAGGAATATAACACCCGCGAGTACGCCGTCGTGCAGCGCATGACCCAGTGTGGCCCGTTTATCTACTTCTACATCAAGACGGACGGCACACGTGAGGACTACCGCCAGCTGACCCAGACATTGGACGGCGATGTCCGGCTGGTCTGGTTGGAGAACCGAGAAAGCCCCCTCAGTCACTGGATGATATGGGTCTATGGTGTGGACCTCGTCGCTGCCGAGATTGAGCTGCATGCCGAAGCCGTAGCCCAGCATGAGCGGGACGAGCGCGTGCTGCAGCTGGAAGAAGCGCGCGATCACCTACTGTCAGCCATCGGGCTGATCCAGCAGGCTACCCAAGGCACCGAGGAGCAAGGCCGCGCCCGGGCCTACATCCTGCCCACGCTCGAGATGTGCGCCAGCCAGAACCACCACTACCTGGGCAGCCAGGAATGCAACATCGACGAGCTGATCCAAGCGCTTTCGTAGGGCGTGACAGGCCATCGATTGGCATGGGCGGGCTGCAGCCGCTGACACACAACACCCCGCAGCCCACCACCCGTGATCAAGACCCCGGTTCAACTCCGGGCACGTCCACCACGCATTACAGGGCGGCCCCGCCGCCCTTTTTACCGTCCGGTTAGGTGAGAGGAGGATTTTGTATGTCCCGTAAGGTGGTTAACCCGAACTATAGCCAGCTGCCCGACCAGCAGCCCCGCAAAGATTGGAACCCGTGCCAGTGGCCCGGCTGCTCCAATCCCACCCCTATCCCAGGCCACTACTGCCTGGATCACGCGCACCGGATGGCCCGCGGCGATGTACCGCCGATCCCCGCGCCCACCTTTGAGCGTTCGCCTGAATGGCGCACGTAGTGACACCCACCCGGGCCCTAGTGGCCCGGGTCTGTTAGGAGGACCCTATGATTTGCTGGATCGTAGCCCGCATCGGACGCTACGCTAACCCGCTTGGCCACCGGGTAACCCCCGTTGTTAGCGCGGTGTGCTCGTCCGAAGAGGAGGCGCTGCGCTTAGCGGACGACTTCAACCAGGAAGAGGCCCGCACCCACCCACACGGCACTGAGCGGTTATACGTGGCCGCCAGCCTGTTAAGCGAGGGCTGGCTGGTGTTGCGACGGGCCGGTAGTGAAGAGGAACATGTCGGACGGCATAACTGCATCCTATCCACCGCGCCGCTGGCCGGGTGGCATCGGGTAGCTGGTCCCTTCGAAGACTATCCCGCCGCAGTACGCGCACGCCGCACTTATCTGCACCAGTGCCAGATCATGCCACCCGACCCCGATATAGTACCAGAGTACTATTGACACGAGGCCCAAGATGTGGTATAATAGAAAATGAGGACGGGCACCCCGCATCGTCCACCAGGCTCCCGAGGAGGGACCCGATGACAACCCAGCGCACGACCAGCCCCGAACTCCCCCAGGACGCGCAAGCGTTCTTGGAAGAGGGGCAGCCCGGCTGGTGCCGAGGCAAGCTGCCCATCGGCACGATCCTGCTGGTGGAACACAACCAGCGCCAGCTGACGGTAGAGCGTAGCAACGGCTACGTGATCACCGGCTTCTGGGACGGCGTGATCCAGCGCGGGGGCGGGGTTGACCTCCGGACCGAGCAAGCCACTATCATCCGCTGGGGCTAAGGCCCCACAGTCCCAGGAGGACAACACTATGCTTAAAGATACGACTCTGCACGAGCTGGAAGCCATGCTCTTCGAGATTTGTGTCCAGGTCCAGGAACAGGGCGCAGCCGAGGGCGACTGGGGGCGCTTTGAGGTATGGCCCGAGCACGTCGAAGCTGATCACATCGTTCTGAGCTTCGATCGCTGGAACACCCCGGACGGCAGCCCCGACATCGGACAGGATTTCTACTCGTCCGTATGCCACGCGCTGCGCAAAGCGCTGGACATCGAGACTGACATCGTTGACGTCGACAACACTTGGGTCGAGATCGGCTATAGGTTGCCCAACCTCGACTGCCAGCCCTACCGGGACACCGTCGAGGGCCGCGCGCAGCGGATTGCGCACGCGTATGCTACCTGCGGGTTCGAGGGCGTAGTCCAGGCTTTCACCCGCAAGGACATAGTGGTAGTAGTGGTCGAGGGCCCACACCGGCACGGCACCGCCTTTCACATCATCCGGCAGGACCCGCGGCTACAAAAGCTACGCCACATCCGTGGCTACAAAGCCCGCACCTACCGCATGGTGTACCGGGTCCTGCCCGAGCCTCGGCCCTTCGACCCTGCCCAGGTGTTGTACCGCGGGCTGCCTGTCGCCACCCGATCGGCCCGGGAGTGAGGCCGCCATGGACACGCTGCAGCAGTACCAGGTGATCTTCGTGCGCGATCAGGGCCGCATCCTGTGGGACCTGGTCCTGGTCGTGCACGTGGACCCGGACGGCTGGTTCCGGTACCGGGTGCTAGGAGCCCAGCCCGAGGAGCGCACGTTCGTGCCCGGCCTGATGGAGTGGAAGGACCTACGCCACGGGCCGGTTTTCATGTCGAACGAGTGACATAGTACCAGAGTACTATTGACACGAAGCCCAAGGTGTGGTATAATAGAAGTATAGTTGAGCGCACTAGCAGCCCAGGAGGGCACACGATGAGCAACACCCGCAAGCGCACCCCCCGAGTTGGCCAGGTGATCCTGGTCCGCGAAAAGGGCACCAAGTCCTGGACGTTGGTCGTGGTGACTGACACTGACAGCACCGGCCCTGGCTTTTTCCGCTACCTGGTGTCCGGCATGACCAGCATGACCAAAGTCTTCTCGCCGTACAAGCACGAATGGCTGCCCTAGGGCAGCCGCCCGGGGCGCAAGCCCCGGGCACCCCTATCACATCGAGGGCGCAAGCCCCGAGCCCAGGAGGGCACACCATGAAGGTTAAAGAGCTGATCACCGCACTGCAAGCCATGGACCCCGAGAGCGAAGTCTACATCGCCCGCGGCACGCCCGATGGCGTGTTCAACGAGGGCT